ACTTTTGACCGATAAGCACGAACTCGCAGGTCCGGGAGGCGCTCCATTACCGCCGCCTCAAATATTTTTCGAGGATGCGAAGGAAAAGACCGATGCTCAATGACAAATCGTATCGTCATACGAACCTACATGTCCAGGAAGTGCCGGCGCGTGCTGGGCGCCCAGGGCAAGCGTTACAAAGTGCTCTTCGGCGGCCGCGGGGGACAGAAGAGCTGGGCTGTTGCGGATTATCTGATCGCGCGCGCCTGTCAGGAAAAGCTCCGGATCCTTTGCACCAGGCAGATTCAGAAGTCGATCAAGGATTCGGTTTACAAGCTGCTATGCGATCGCATTCACGCCTTGGGGCTGGACGCCTACTTCATCATCTTGAAAGAGGGCATCTATTCCGTCACCGGCTCCGAGTTTATCTTCAAGGGCCTGCGCGACAACATCAACGAAGTCAAGTCGACCGAGGGCATCGATATCTGCTGGGTCGAGGAAGCGAACAAGGTTTCGGAAGAGTCCTGGGCTATCTTGATCCCTACGATCCGCAAGGAGAACTCCGAGATCATCGTGACGTTCAACCCGGAGCTCGAATCGGATCCGGCATATCAGCGTTTCATCTTGCATACGCCTCCGGACACGGCCAAGGAGGAGGTCAACTATGCGGATAATGACTTCTTCCCGGAGGTCCTGCGCAAAGAGATGGAGTGGTGCCGCAAGGTTGACCCGGACGCTTACGAGCATATCTGGCTGGGCAAGCTCAAGGGTTACAGCGATGCGCTTATCTTCAAAGACAAGTTTGAGGTCTGCGAGTTCGAGACGCCGGAGGGTGTTCAGTTTTATTACGGCGGGGATTTCGGCTATGCGGATGATGCGATGTGGATGGGCCGGTGTTTTGTCAAAGACAGTTGCCTCTGGGTTCCGGATGAAGTCTACGGAACGGGGATCGAACTGGATGAATTGCATCAGGCTTGGGATGTCGTTCCAGAATCTCACGCCTGGCCTATTCGTGCGGACTCGGCCAGGCCGGACACGATCAGCTTTTTGCGCAGGCCTTTTGTGGACAAGAATGGCAAGACGCATGAGGGCTTTAATGTCGTGGGTGCCGAGAAGGGGCCGGGCTCTGTTGAGGATGGCATTATGTTTTTGCGGTCTTTTGAGAAGATCGTCATCCATCCGCGCTGCCCGGGAGCGCGCCACAACTTTGAGAATTACCGCTGGAAGCAGGATCGCATCACGCAGGAGATTCTACCGATTCCCGTGGATAAGCATAATCATGCACCCGATGGATTGCGTTATGCCTTGGAGCCGTATATCAAGGCCAATGATGGCGGTATGTTTGATTTAGGCGATGTCATGCCGAAATGAGGTGACGAATGTTTGAGATATTTAAGACACCGATAGTCATTAAAGAGTTGCGCCGGGCTGTGGCGGCGCTACAGCATGACGTGGACATCCTGTCTTCGGATGTCGTGGCAAGTAAGACGTATCGGGGAAACCCTTATCCTTCGAGTGACGCTTCTGTCAAGGCCATAGCCGAGAAATACGACGGCACGGCTGAGTGGGGCAACCAGCAGATGCGCAACATCATTGATATCCGCTCGGCGTTCATTATGGGCCAAGGGCTCAAGTTGTCGGTCGAGAACGAGGCTGACAAGAAATCGCGCGAGTATAAATATCTGGAGGAGTTTGTTAAGTTCAATAACCTCAACGAGGAACTTCCGCAGGACTTGGCCAAGGAAGCTGAAGTTGAGGGTCGGTGTCTTGTGCGCTTGATCCCGGACGTTGAGAAAAAGCAGATCGCGATCCGGTTCATTTCCTTCTCGGCGAATAACTACAAGATCACGACGAAGGACAACGACTATCTGAAATATGACAAGGCGACCTACAAGAGCGAAGGCAAGGAGGTCGTTCTTGAGTCCGACGAGTTTGTCTATAAGCGTTTTGCCGGGCGCGTGGATAAGGTCAACGACGTCATGCCGAAGTGCGGCATGGTGCTGCGCCACGTGGAGGATCTCGACAAGGCGCTCGTTGATTGGCGCAAGATCAATTATCTCTTTGGATCTCCGACGCCTTACTTCAAATGCGGGACAGAGGCGGAAGCGGCAAAATTGCAGGAGTTCCTGAAAAAAATCAAGTGGAACATCGGCAAAGCCTTGTGTGGAACGGCGGAGTTTTCGCTGGTCGGTATGACGGATTCTGGGAAGGACTCCCTCGAAAAAGAGATCGTTACGCTCTGCAAGATTATCTCCGGAGCGACGGGCGTGCCGGTTCACTTCCTGGGGCTACCGGACTTGATGTCGAACAGAGCCGTGTCAACCGACCTTTTCGAGTTCATCAATGCCTCAACGAACAAAGAGCGCCTCATGTGGGCGGGGTTCTACGAGGAGCTTTTCGACAAGGTTTTGCGCATGGCCGCAAAGATAGACGGCTACGGCGGGCTCCAGGAGGGCAAGATCAAGGCGACCGTGGCCGCGGTCACCGAGGCAAAGATGCGTGAGTTGGTTGATGTGTGGCTGCCACTCTATCGCGAGAACGTCATCGACTTGGACTTCTTCCTTTCCAAGATTCCTGACGTGAATCCGGAGAAGGTCAAGCAGGCGCAGAAAGAGTCCGCGCAGAGGATCGTTGACGAAATGGCGGCGCGCGAGGAATCCGCGGCACGTCTAAAACAGGATACGGAGGAGCAATGAGGACATACATCAGGGCGACGATCCAGAACATGGCCGACAGCGAGATTCTCGGCATGATCCCGAAGGACACGCTCGACAGGATCAAATCAACGGATAAGGCCCCGGAGTTTCGCGTTTACTGCGTTGGGCATGAGGGCCAGGCCGAACCGACAGAGGTCCGGCTTGGCGTCAAGGTCAAGCGCGCGATGCAATACATGAAAGAGGCCATCATCAATCTCGGCAACAAGCTCGCGCTTGGCACGCCGCTGTTCCATAATCACGGCGCGACGAACGACACGACCGGCCGCGAGACGATCGGCGAGGTGGTCGGCAAGACCATTCAGGCTGTCGGCAACAAACTCTCTGTCTTGGCCGCGACATACATTTATCCGCAATTCCGTTCCTTGCCGCTCGATGTGGCTTCTTTTGAGGCCGACGTCGAATACACGCGGTCAAAAAGGGGGGACGAGGCGATAGATTTCCAAAACGTCACAGGTATTGCGCTTGGAAACTCCAAGGTGAATCGCCCGGCATTCCGCGGGGCGACGCTCTTGGGGACGATCCAGGCGTTCCAAAAAGGAGGAACGACGATGTTTACCAAAGAGGAGATTCAGGAAGCGATTCGCGAAGGCAAGTTGACCGTAGGGGATTTGTTCAGTGACAGCGAGATCATGGCAAGCGCGCCGGTCAAGAAGGCCATCGATAACGAGCGCAAGCACACGCAGCGTATCGAAAAAGAGCGCGACGAGGAGCACGAGAAGGTTACCGTTCTGACGAAGCAGGCCGAGGAGAACAGCACCAAGATCAAGACGCTCACCGAGAGGGCCAACGTCGCATCCGTGCGCGGGCTGTTCACCAAGTCGGCCGAGACGCGCAAGTTCAATGAGAAGCAGAAGGCCTTTATCGAGAAGAACCTGGACAAGTTCAGATCTGACAAGGAAGGCGACACGCTCGCCGGCGAGTTCGATATGTTCGTCACGACCCAGCTCAAGGAGTTTGATGACCTGGCAAAAATGCTCGGCGTTAAGGCGGACGAAAATGCCGCGGGCGATGATACGGACAAGGACAAAGGCGGCGCCCCATCATCGGACAACAAAGGTGGTGCGAGCGACAAAGAGGCGCTGACGGACCCGGAGAAAAACGACTTCATCCCGAAGGGTGATGAATAGATAAATTTCCCGGCTTGCCGAGAAGACCTAAGCGGCTGGCGTAGAAAGGTCTAAACGTTCAACGGTAACAGGAGGATCCAAATGAGTGAAACAGCTTTGAAGTTGAGGTGCCCGCTGGCGGATTGCGACTCGATGAAGATCGAAGAGGCTCCGTCACCGGGATATACCGCCGGACAGCTCACAAATGTCGAGGACACGGTCGGTGTGATCGTGGAAGCGGCCGAAACCGGCGAGGAGGCCGTATTGATCTATAAGGCCCCGAAGATCGTCGTCCCGAAGGTCGCGGGGACGGGCAAGACCATCGCGGCAGGCGCGAAGGTGTATTACAAGGCGGCGAGCGCTGCCGTTACGGGCGACTCGACGAGCAACACGCTTTGCGGCAGGTGCCTTGTGGCCGCAGAAGCGACCGATACAGAGGTCGAGATCACGCTTGACGGCGCGGCCGCAGCGTAGGGTAGGGATTAAACAGGTTTTTTGACGTTTCAACACCAGGAGGCAATTCTATGAAAGGCAGAGTCATAGCAGACTGGACCAAGGTGGATTTCGAGAGTCGGGCCAGCCGCGCGAAGGTTGTGGGAGCCTTGCAGCATTTCATGCAGGCCCCGCAGCAGAATAAGACGCTTCGCGGCGCGTTCCAGGCTTTCGCCACAAAAGGGGACTTCCCGGCGGAGGTTTTGAGCATCCTCGAGAAGTTCCACGCGGTGCCGATGTATGACCTCGGTTACGAGGACATCTTCGATATCCGTCCGTTTCAAGGAACCAAGGCGTCAGGATTCAAAATCTTGTCCGTTGAAAGCGGGCTGACGTTTGCGAAGGTCAAGTCCGGAGAAAAGGCCAAAATCTTCAAAATGTCCGGGTCAAGCGTCGACGTGACATTTGATCTTTACGGCGGCGGTCTCGGATGGGATCGCGTGCTGATCGACGACGCGCAGTATTGGACGCTCGAGGACAACGCGATCGCGTTCCGCAATCAGGCGTATTACAGCCGCGCGGCAAACTTCTATGCGCTAATTGAAGCGGTCACGGGCAAGGACGTCACATGGCAGAATCCGCTACCCTCAACCTTGTCAAACACCAACGATCTTTACACGGCCAACAGGGATGCGCAGACGATCAATTACGCATGCAATGCGATCCTCACGGCCCTTAAAGATAAGGGCATGGGCGTTACCCCGCAGAGCCAGTTCATTGTCCTGGCCCCTGTCGGGTTAAATTCCAGGATTCCTGCGGCCTTGGCCTTGATGCAGCAGGCCGTGGCAGGTTCGCCGAAGAAGGTCAACTTCAACATCCGGGTGATCTACACCACGATGTTGTCGAGCTCTTCGTATTACTATGTCATCCTTCCGAAGCAGAAAATGAAGGGTGGCTATAGGATGGACCTCACTATCTATGACAAGTTCGATGAGATGTCCTACTCGGACATCATGGTCGGGTGGCAGAGATACGGCGGGGCGATCGGCGAGACCAATCAGGTCCGCAAGTGCGCGTTATCGTAAATCGCAGCTGCGAGTAGACGGAACGGGGGCCGCCGGGTTTCCTCCTTTTCCCGGTGGTTCCCGTCTTCCGAAAGGATAGATGACATGGGCGTGCTCAAGATGAGCGATCTTCCGGATGCGGCCGAGAGAGCCAGAAGGAAGAGGGCGATGCTTCCTCTTTACGGAGGCGAAAATCCAAAACGCCGGATGCTTTTTCAGGAAATGCCTTCGGGTATTTGGTCTGGCCGGCGTTGCTTCATTGTTGGGGGTGGGCCGTCGCTCAAGGGGTTTGATTTCAACCGTCTCAAGGGCGAGATCATCGTCACCGTCAACCGAGGTTTCGAGTCTGCGCCGTTCTCTGCGGTCAACGTGGCGCAGGACCCGCGTCTTTGGGGGTGGTATGAGAGAGGAGACCTGGGAGAAGAAGCGCACCAAAAATTCAATGATTATAAAGGCCTGAAATGCTGGGTCAACGCGCAGTCGTTTCCGTTCCCGGAGGACCTTTATCTCGTCAACGCTGTTCCTATAGACGGTTATGAAAAGTTCGACATCGTTGAGGGTGTCCCATGCCACGGCAACAGCGGCGCGAACGCCATCATGGTCGCGGCCTGTCTCGGCGCGAATCCGATCTATCTTTTGGGATTCGATTGCAAAGGTGAGAACGGTCGCACGGCAGATTTTCATTCAGGCTATCCCGAATCCGATTCGGAGAAGGTCTACGATAACTTCCTTCCTGATTTTAAAGATGCGGCGTGGCGGCTCGCAAAGAAGGGCATCCGTATCGTCAATCTGAACCCTAACAGCGCGATCAGGTGTTTCGACTTTGGTAATTTCGAAGCTATCAATCCGATTTCTCGTCCGGTCTACGTCTCGTTTTTTACGAAGGATACTGCATATGAGAAGGAGATCAAGAAGCTCGAGTTGTCCTTGATCAAATTTGGCCTTGAGTATGATTTCCTGGCGGCCGAAGATAACGGTTCCTGGCGCGCGAATATCCATGGTCGCATAAAGATTTTGAGGGATTTCCTCGACAAGTACCCGGGACGGGACATTGTTTATATCGACGCTGACGGGATCGTTGTGCGGTATCCCGATCTGTTTGAAAATTTCCAGGGTGATTTCGGTTTGGTCAAGATCGATCGCTCAAAGTATTTCTCGAACTGGGAGAAACAGGGCCGGGAGTGGTTTGGCCGGTGGGAATACCTCGGTGGGACGATGTATCTGAAGAATAACGCCCGTATGCGTGCGCTATTGGACCTATGGGAGAGACTTGATGCGCCGCTCGATTCGCCATTGTCGCAGTGCACGCTCATCAAGGCCATTGAGCAAAGCGAAAAAGAAGGATTGAAAGTCGTCGTTCTCCCGGACGGTTACTGCCAGATTTTCGACATCATGGGCGCAAACGGCGAGCCGGTCGTTGAGCACTTCCAGGCGTCGCGCCGGAGCCTGTATTGCTATAAGAAGCAGGGTGATAAGTATGTTTACGAGTTTGGAGGCAATGTCCACAAATGAGCGGGAAGTCTGCCAAAAAACTCCGTCGAGAAGTTAAAAAACTCCAGGGGACGCTTGCGTCCGACCTGAAAGGCTGGCTTTACGATTTACCTT